CAATTGAGATGGTCTATTAAAGACAACATCATCATTATCTAGAATACGAGTTGAACCACCTCCACCAAGACTAGCTAACTGTTGATTCAATCTCGCTTTATATGTGTTAAAGTCTTTTTCAAACTTTGTTAAACTCTTTGTAACATCAGCATCAGATCCATCTTTACCATCACGACCATCTTTACCATCTTTACCAGAATCACCCTTATCACCTTTTGGACCCTTTGGACCTCTGTCGCCTTTTGGACCACGAGAACCTTTATCGCCTTTTAAACCTTTTGGACCTGCTTTACCCTGCTTGCCTTCTTTTCCAATATCACCCTTTGAACCCTGTGCACCAATTGGACCTTGTTCGCCTTTTAAACCTTGAGGTCCACTATCACCCCTCTCTCCTTGTTCTCCTCGTTCACCTTTAAATCCTTGCGGTCCTCGTATTCCTGGGCTGCCTTTTTCACCTTTAGGACCTGTATCTCCCTTTTCTCCTTGCGGTCCTTGTTGACCAACTGGACCGGGCTCACCGGAGTTACCTTTATCACCTTTGTCTCCCTTCTCACCAAGTTCACCTTGTATACCTTGTGGACCCTGTGGACCGATTGGACCTTGTTCGCCAATCAATCCAGGTTCGCCACGATCACCTTTCTCACCTTGCGGACCAGTAACAGTCTCAATCGAAGCAAGAATTTCTTCTGTCAACTCCTCTTTAATGTCAATACCTTGCTTTTTAATTACAGCAAGTATCGTACTGAGGAGTTTCGCATTCTCAATACTTTGTTTCATAATCTATTCCTTTTCAGGAACCATAGAATCCATAAATTTAGTCATACTCTCTACGAGTTTCTTTTCTTCGTCAGATAACTCTTTGTTTGGAACAAACTCTTCTTCAGGTTGAGATTGAGGTGGTTGTTCTGATTGTTGTGGTCCTTGATCTTGATCATCATCTTCCATATCTTCGTCAGAACCTTCTTTCTTAATCTGCTTTTCGATATCTTGAATATCTTCTTCAGACATACGAAGAACATTCTTACGAATCCATTCTTCAGAGAAATACTTACCGACATATTGATCAACATCACCCAGAATACGAAGACGCTCAGTCATCATCTCTGATTCTTTAAGTTCTGTAAAGTGATTGTCTTCCATAAAGTTATAATATATATGTTCTTTCATTTCTTTCCACTCTTTACGAGTAGTAATACCCTTGAGTGCTAAATGAATCTCAAGTAACTCATCAAAAAGAATAGAAAATCTTACACGAAGTCTTTCAACGAACTTATGAAACTTTAGTTCGTCGCGAGTGATTTCAGAAGCACGACCAAGATTGAACTGAGACTCAGCCTCCATACGAGTGATGGGAACATTTAATGACTTGTAAAGTTTACGACGAAAATAATCAACATCTTCCATTTCGCCAAGATTTTGACCACCAGGAAGTGTTGTGATTTCTGTACCACGACCACCTTCACGTCTTGGAAGCCAGAAGTCTTCAAGCATCGTCATAAACTTACGATCATCCCGTACTTCACCTGTACTTGCGTCATAGACAAGTTTATTCTTATGCTTTGCCATCATATCACGAAGATATTGTTCAGCTTTCATCTTAGGAAGGTTACCAACGTCGATATAAAAAATACGACGTTCAGGCGCACGAGCAAGACGGTAAATGACTACAGCATCTTCAAGCATACGAAGTTGATTGAGTGGTTTGATTGCTTTATGAAGATGTGAATAAACCATTCCGTTGTTTGGGCTTAACAAACCTGAATGAACGTAACAGATAGAATCTTTTGCAATCTTAATACCTTGTGCTTGATTTGTAGCTGACTGTGCACCAACACCAGTTGGACTATAAAGATAGTATTCGTTCATACCTTTATAAAGAGTCGCGCCTGTTCTCTTATCTTTTTCTTTAATCGGTTCTTTGATTTTACGAATCTTACGTGGATCGATGTATCGTAAATCTTTAATGCCCTGCCGAGGATTCTTTTCATCGATTACAATATTATAATACAACCGACCATCAACATACCACTTGCGGAAAATATCATAACCATTATTATGCATATCAAGCATTCGAATAATGTCTTCAAAACCAGATCGAATTTTTTTCTTTAAAGATTCTGGATATTTCACTTTGTCAAGATTAATCTCTACTGGACCTTCATGATTATCGATAATAATCGCTTCGTTCACAATATCTTGAACAGCAGCATCACATTCAGGTTGAGTTGAGATTTCGCGGTACTTAGAAACAAGTTGACCCTCGTTCTTTGCTTTACCTTCTAAATCAACATAAGTTCCATACGCACCACCTGGAGCAAGTTCGATAGAACCATCTTCTGAAGTAGGAGCAACGATAGAAGGAATCTGTTCTTGATCCTTCTTTTCTTGTTGACGAGCGATAGTAAATCCAAAAAGTTCCATATTAATTTTTATCCTATGTCTAAGTGATTTTGATTATTTATAATAATAGAAGACACAAAAAAAGGGAGCCAAAGCTCCCTTTTCTCGATAGAATAACTATTATTATAGATTGATAGCAGCGCCGAAAGAACTTGCAACATCAACTGTGAAATAATCATAAGTTAGTGTTACTTGATATTCTTCGATAGCGTCTGTATTTGACCAATCAAGATCAATAGCAGCAATATTTGTTGGGAATAGTCCAACAAACTTATACTCTCGTAAGATGTTACCTTGTTTACCATAGTGAATGACCTGAGCCTGAGACTTATAGGCTTCAGGATTTGCACCAGTTAAACGTAGGTTTCCTTGAGTACTATTGATGTTCTGTGCCCACTCTTCCATACCTGAACGAATTGAAAAGTCTTCATCGTTAATGATGGTGACTGTCCAATCTTCATATGTGCGGTTGCCAGCAAACTTAACTGGGCGACCAAAGTATGGAACTGCAATCGAAGCAATTGAAGTTGCAGGAATCTGAGCCGCTCGGCACATAAACCTGAACTTTTCATCAGCAGCACTATTAAAAGGATTGGTCATCGTAACTTCAAAGAGTGATGGGCGAGCACCGCCACCTGTCATCGCTCCTTGAAATTCATTGATATTAAATGCCATTTTATTCTCCTAATATCCTTTTATTTATTTATATTAGAACTGACCGATTACTTCTTCGAAATCGACACCAGTACGAACTGCAACGAAGTTCAACTGAATGAAGTTAATCGAACGAGCAGGTTTAATGTAGATATCGCCAATAAACTCATTGCGGTCAATAACTTCTCCTGTATTGTTTGTTTCGTCGCAAACAACACGGAAGTCATAGATACCACGACGACCCTGGACATCTCTTAGGAATGGTTCAACTAGATTACGGAACTGTGACCGAGTGAACGCATCGTTAAACTCGAACAGACTAAACTTAGCAGCGGTAGAAATCGCTTTTTCAAGAACGATGAACAACCGACGAACATTGATACGATCAAATGCGCTTGGTTTAGCAAGTAGAGTTTTGTCGCCGAAGAGAACAGTACCTTGACCTGGGAAAGAAACAACTGGGTTGATACCATTCTTATAGAGTTGATCACGATCTGCTTTCTTAGGATTATAAGAAAGTTTTACAACGTTCTTAATGTTACCACGATTGAAACCAGCAGGTGAGAACCATGGATCACGAGTCGTATCTGTGCGAACCATGAGACCAGCAACATCACCGTTCATTGGAACATAACGATAAACATCGTTATACTTATCATATTGATACTTCCATGAACCATCAAGGGTAGCATAAGAAGTTGATGGTAGTGTGTTACGATATGCGATTGCATCTTCTGCTTCTTTACCAGCGTATGAAGAGTTGTTTACAACATCAGCAGACTCTGGTGAAATAACAGCGATACAGTCAAGACGTGTTTCGCAGATGTTATTGATGAGGTGTGTAGCAATCGTTTGATTTGCATCAGCACCTAGAATGAAGGAAACATCAACATCTTCAGCGGATTGGAATAGATTGTAACCATCAATCAACTGAGCATTAGTTGGTGTTGTACCATCATCACCACCAGATAGTGAAGCAGTTGTTGGTTTATCATCAGTATTATTAAATGTCGATGATAGAGCACCACCAGCAGATGCCATGTTATCTACATGAGAAGCCCACCACAACCAAGAAGATTGATTGTTAATGACTTCTTTGTAGTAGTTAGAAGCACCGTCTGTGGTACGAGCACCAACAGCACGTGATAGACCAGACCAACGTTCTACAACTTGACCCTTGACGCCTGTGACATCGCCGTCTTCATCGACAACAGCGATATGAAGTTCGTCACCAGAACCACCAACACGAGTAGCGTCAGCAGATGTACCTGGAGCTGAATCAAATAGATTGTAGTATTCCCAACGACGCTCAGCTGATTTTACTTCTGTATTAGCAAAAGCGTATGTGGTATTATCTGTTGTGCCGAGTTGTGTTTGTGTTGGAGCAGTAGCAAGAGTAATTGATGTTCCATTTACAGAAGCAACTTTAATACCATCACCTAAATTTACACCAGATGACTGGAGGAATAGAACGTCGCCAGGAACAACAGAACCTGAAACGTCGATTGCTGTCCCAGTTACAACACCATGAGTAAGAACAGTTGTATTACTTGCTTGGAACGCTAGGTTAGCAGAAACTGCTTGAGTGTAAGCATTTGCGCTTTGGCAAACAGAAACTTTAAGTGAGTTGCCAAGAGCACCTGGATACTTAGCAACGAAATCGCCGCCACCAGTAATACCAGTTGAATAGTTATTTTCGTAATCGTCATCGTTTTTAACATAACGACCGGTACCAGCGGTTGATGCGTTATTGGCACTATTCTCTACACGTGATACGTATAGAGCATTAGCATATGCTAAAAAGTTAGCGGCTGTGAACCATTCCTGAAAGTTATCAGAATTTGGCTCACCAAATTGAGAGGCTAGAATGTCTTCAGAAGATACTAATACACGCTTTCCAACTGGTCCCCAATGAAAACGCCCAGCAATGGCGCCTTCAGTTGTTGATACAGCAGGAATGACTGTAGTAAGATCGATCTCTGTAACATTAACGCCCGGTGATACTTGAAAAGGCATGTGTCATTCTCCTTACTATAACTT